GTCCGCGTGAGATACAGCGTCGCGATCGGGATGCCCGGGTAGCTGATCGGGACCGGATCGGACACTGCCGAGAACTCTGCCTCTCCCGCTGACTTCTTCCAGAGCTGAAATTGAGCGGAGGTGCCATCGCCTGTCAGCTCATAAACCCGTATGTACTCCACCTCCGCCGCGCCGAAACGCCCCATGCGCCCCGTTCGGCACTCGTGAATGCGTATCTGCGCTGGCTTGGTGGCGCCAGACGTCATATTGGTCTGGTACGCAGCGATCAGGTCGTTGGCCTTCACGTGACAGAAATACGGGCGAACCTCGCCCGTCGCTTCTGCCTCGCGGGTCTGCGAGCCATACCCCACATTCGGGAGATCGACCATCACATGCGTGAGCCCGTACGTGATGGCATCGTCGAGCATCGCGCGCGCGAACTGACTCAGGTTCGTCGCGGCGTTGTCGGCGTTCTTCTCGATCGCCGCGAGCGCCGGTGGCAACTCTCCATTGATCGTCACCGGCTTCGCAAACGGCCTCGAGCCGATCCGCGTGATCGCATCGCTGAATGCCGGCAAGAGGAAGCTGCGATTGATCCGCGCCTGCCAGAACTGCACGTTTTCCTTCGTATGCTTCGGCAGCCACGTTTCGCCGGCGGCGCGCATGGCCCGCGTCCCGCCTAAGAGATCGTGCAGGAGGCGCCATCGCTCGCACATCTCCTGATGCGAAGCGCTCGGGGCGTCGACTTTCGCTTCGGTGTTGGCCATCGATCAGCCCTTCCACACCGCGACGATGATGCCGCTTGACATCACGACGAATGCCACCACGCCATTCCAAAACGCCAGTGTCATCCGCAGATGGTCGATCTTCTTCTCGACGATACCGCTGAACGCGACAGCGGTAAGCCGCATGGCTTCTATCTTCTGGTCGAACGTAGCGGAGAGCGTGCGCACCGTCCCGGCGACTTCCGAGATCGCTGCTTTCGCTTCGGTCATCAGTTCGCGATTGTAGAGAACTCCGCTTTCGAGTCGTTCGAGTTTCTTTTCTACATCTCGCAATCTGACATCTTCGCTTGGCATGCCTGCCCTCTTCGTGAGTCACTCTGTCACTGGGTCACAGCACCAAGGACTTCAAGATGCCGAACACCGCGCGCCCGCTGTCCGCGAGCGCAAGGAGCTTCGCACTGTCGCGCGCTGCGATCGCCGCTTCGCCTTTCGCGACGAGAGCGTTGACATCCGCGAGCGACAGCCCGCGCGATTGCAGATGCGTGTCGAGGAAGGCCTGCGAAGGGCCGCCAGTGTATCCGCCGCTCTGGACGGTGCCGGTCGCCACCGCACGCTTTAGGAAGTCCACGAACGCCGTCGCCGTGTTGATGTCGTCCTGGTTCACTTCTTGCCTCCGAGCGCCTCGCGCAGTTCAAGCATCATGGTTTTCATCTTCTCGGCGTCAGCATTCCCAGCGCGAGCGTAGGACGAGAGAAGCTGAGTGAGCTTGATCGCCTTGCGGATCGACTCGTTCGCCGCGAACTCGGCACGCTTCCCGGCCCATGCGGCATCCGCCATCTCGAGCGCGGCCTCCATCTTCCCGAGTTCTTCGATGAAAAGCGCCGTTGCCTCCGCCGCCGTCGCAGGCCTCGTGTCGGTGAGCACCCGGATTTGAAGCTGATGCAGAAAGTTCAGTCGATCGAGCCGACGGATCTCCTCGAAGAGCGCGTCGCGCTGGATCGCGTCGTTCGCCGCGACATCCTCGTGCGCGATCACGATCTCGTCAGCGGCCACCATGACCTCAGGCGGCGGGCCGCTCGTGCAGCTCGCGCCGAGCGCGATCGCCGCTCCCAGCGCCATCAGAAGGATGAACGGACGCACGAGAGGGTTGCTGTCTTTCATGGTTTCGTCCTCATCTTCGCGAGCCCGCGACTGACCGTGTAGCCGCCAACCGCAACGCTGACGAGCCACGTTCCGGCCTCGCTCTGCGCAGCGGTCTCGCCACGCAAGAGCATCGCGCCGCCAAGAATCAACGCGAGAACCGCGATCACGAACTCGCGCTCCGCGTACCACGGTTTGCTGACGAGCATTCGTTGTCTCCGTGTCAAGTCTACATTCTGCCTGCCCCAGACGCTACAGATCGGCCTGGGCGAAGCCACCTTTCCTGATCGGGTGCCGGTCAGCCACGTAGTACCCAGCGGCGTCGCTCCAGTGCGTGCGCTCGGGGTACTTGTCCTTGTCGATCTCCCCGGAACCTCCCTTGAGCAGCACAGTTCCCTCGAAATCGTCGACCCCGTGCGACGCTTCGGCCGGGTCGAAAAGCATGTGCACCATGCGGTCACCGACGCTTTCCAGCCGGCTGTTCACGGCGTTGACTCGTGATCTCTCCGGCGGGTTTTTCACCACGCGGTTGCTGACTCGCCCGCCGAAGATGCGCCGCATCTCCAGCTCGATCACCTGCCAGTTATTCCCAGGCGCGACAGTGCTCCGCCCGCCTCCCGTGAAGTCCCCGTGCAGGTAGATCCGTCCTTCGTGCCCCGCGGCGCCAGCGCGCCGCCCGCCAGGGCCCCAGTCCGCGATCAGCTTCCGGCAGACCGCTGGCGTGTTGCTGCTGTCGGGGATCCACACCTCGCCGATCCAATTCGTCGTATCGATCGCGACCCACGGCGCGGGCGCCACCTGCCACGTCCACTCCTGGCCGACCGCGCAGACGCCTGGCTTGACGTTGAAGTCGAAACAGAAAAGCAGAGGCGCCTTCGGATCGTATGGCAGTCGCGCGAAAGCGTGGCGCTCCCGCGTGAACGGGTAGTAGGCGCGGCCCGCGAAGTTCACGAAGCTTGCTTCGTACTCCTGCGCGAACGTCAGCTCATCGAGCTCGCGTCGCGCTTTCTCGATCTCCTCTTGCGGAAGGATGTCGCTCGAAGGCCAGGTGAACACGTCCCATTCGCTCTTCTCGCCCTCCTCGGCCTTGTGCCGAAGCGCAGACTGGTAGAGCGCCTGGTAGTGGTTCCGGCCCTCAGGCACGCCGAATATCCACGCGCGTCCGGGGCGCCGCCCTTCGGTGAACAGCGCGGGCCGCAGGTGCGCATCCCAAACGTCGGCCTTGCAGTTCGCGAACTCGTCGACGCCGATCCAATCGAGGACTTCGCCCTCGATGCGCTCCGGCTTGTCCAGCCCGACGACGTCGATGCGCGCTCCGTTGCGAAGCCAGATCCGGCGACGAGACTCGATCGGCGCGCGCGCGAGTGCCCATCGCGGCACGAGCTTCTTGACATCCTCCCAGAACAACGATTTCGCCTGGTCGTGAGTCGGCGCGGCGAAGACCGCGCGGTAGCTGGGCAGCTCCGTCTCTGAGAGCGCGAGCGCGACGCCTTCCCTCTTGCACAGCTCCGTCTTCCCACTTCGCCGACCGGCCGCAACGATCTTGAACCGCGCAGGCGACGCCCACAACCTCGCCTGTTCTGCGTGCCAGCGCAGCGGTGTCCACCGGATGGTCAGTTCTCCGGTCACGACTGAGCTGGCGCCGGTTGTGACGACAACGGAGGTATCGTTGGGACAGTCGCGCGCATCGCCGCAACGGCAATCCGGATCGCCGCCGCGGTTTCGTCAGCCGATCCGCTGGCTGCCTCCGCCCCGAGACGCCAACGGCCCCAACGATCGGGAAACTTCCTCTCGAGCCGCCAAGCCGCCGCCTGCCACTGCGTGAGCGCTGCTTGTCCGATCCTCAGGACGTCGTCGATCTCCGCCGCTGCGAGTGCTTCCGTTATCGCGCGCGAGAACTCAGCGTAGGGCGTCTCCATCCCCTTGCGCGCTTCGCGGGCCCCGCGACGCATCCACACCGAGAGAGACTGCTTCGAGATGCCAGCATAGGCGGCGGCGACTTCAAGGTAGTTGCCTGCTCTGACGACTTTCACTATCTGCGCGTGCGTCTCATGAGTGAGTTTCGACGGGCGCCCCATCGCGGATTGCCTTTCGGCCTGTTGCGGCCTCCCACCGGTGCACAATCACGTCGCAGTATGCCTCGTCGAGCTCCATCAGGAACGCCCGCCGGCCGGTCTGCTCCGCGGCCATCAGCGTGGATCCGGATCCGCCGAAGAGATCGAGGACGTTCTCACCCTTTCGCGATGAGTACGCCATCGCCATTGCTGCGAGCGCGACCGGCTTCTCGGTCAGATGGATCATGCTCCGCGGGTTCACCTTCTTGACCGACCACACATCGGTGATGTTCGGTGGTCCGAAGAACTCATGCGCAGCTCCCTCGCGCCATCCGTAGAAGCACCACTCGTGGTTGCACATGAAGTCCTTCCGCGTCAGGACGGGATGGCCCTTCACCCAGATGATCGACTGGCTGAAGTAGAGGCCGTGGCGCTTCAAGACGGGCGGGTAGTTCCGGAGGTTCGCGTACCCACCCCAGATGTAGAACCCGCCGCCTGGCACGAGTACGCGCGCGATGTTTCCGAACCATGCGTCGAGGAGCGCGTCGAACTCCGTGTCGCTCACAAAGTCGTTCGCGAGCTGGCGGTCCTTCGGCCGCATCTGTGCGGTGGTCGGGTGCGCCGCTCCCGGGTGCCGCTCCGCATCGAATCGCTGGTGGTGGGTCGCCTGGCACGACGCTAGCCCTGCGGCGATCGCGTTGTTCGAGCGTGGCTCGACCTTCCCGTTGTAGGGCGGATCGGTGTTCACGAGCTGGATCCGCGCGCCGGCGAGGAGGCGATCGACGTCGGCGGGGGACGCGCTGTCGCCGCACATGAGCCTGTGCTCGCCGAGCACGAACACGTCGCCGCGCTTCGTGACGGGGTTGTCCGGCGTGAGAGGGGGCTCGTCCTCGGTAACGTCGCCGATGTCAAGCGTGATGTGATGCTCCGCCGCCAGCTCGTGCAGCATTTCATCGAGCGCATCGTCGGAGACCGTGACCTCCCGGAGCAGGCTCTCCAGTCGCTCTTTGTCGGCGCTCGCCATCGCGGCCAACGGGTCGAGCGTCGCCAGGATCTTCGCCGCCTCCGCCTCGTCGACGTCGACCACAAGCACCGGCACGATCGCATCGGGCGTCGTCTCCGCTCGCAGGTGGCCGTCGATCAGCTCGAGTGTCCCGTCCGGCATCTCGCGCGCGATCAGGGCGTCCGCGTACCCGACCTCCGCCAGGATCCCGCGTAGCACCGCCTGTTGCGCCTTCGGGTGCGTGCGCCAGTTTTTCGGCGATGCGCGGAGGTCCCCGGCGCGGACACACCGTAGCTCTTTCACGCGATCGCGGATGTCAGCCATGCGCCCATTGTCGCACGCGACTCAAGTCCCGACGAGTCCCCCGTCCTCAGGCCCCCTTTTCAGGCGTCCATTTACCGATAGCGGAACATCGCGCTCCCCCATCTTTTTGCGCGGCCGCCGCGTCCGTCATACTTCTGCCCCGATCCTTCCGTCCGACCCGCGCTTGAGCCCGACGCAGCCGAGATACGCGGCCTCGAAATCGTCGATCGACCAGGTCACGATCGCGATTCCGCCGGCCCGATAGATCCGCGTGAGCCGCGCCACCTGCTCGGGCGTGGGCTTCTCGTGCTCGTCGCGCTTGACCTCGATCCCGACCACGCGCCCGCTGCGCTCTGGCATGCCGGCCGGCACCCACCCCGTGAGGTCTGGCCATCCCTTCGGCGCCCCGCGGACCCATCCCGTCGGGAAGAGAGCGCCGTCCTCCCGCGTACGAGCAGAGAGCCATGCGCCGGCAGGCGAGCGCGCGAGGTCCTCGAGCACGAGCTGGCCGTTCCACTTGGCTGTTGAGGACCACGCGAGGATCGCGGTGACGAGCGGCGACTCGCGCGGCGCCGGCACGCGCCACATCGTCGTCTGGCCGTTCGGCAGATGGAGTGCATGGCGTGTCATGACGTCCGCGATTATAGCGGCGGGTCCCGACCGTCAACCCGCACCCGTTCCGATTCCTCCGCGAGCGCTCGTGCGCACACGGAGAGAATCAAGGCGTACTGCCGCAACCCCTCGGC